CCTGCACGCGGGCGAGGTAGTGCGCTTTTACGTTTTCGTCCCCGTGGAATGCAAGAAGCATGTCTGTCTCCGAATTGTTGGTTGTATTCACTTGGATACCTGCTGTTCATCCGACTGCGCCTCTGGCGCGTTTCCGCAGCATTCATCGCAAGCCCACGTCTCGATGCCGTAGGGCCAGACCTTCCGAGTGCCAGGACGCTTGTCGCAGCAGTCACACAGCGCGACGGCCTTCGGCGCGATGGTGCTGAGGATGGCCGTGAACAGGGGATGGACTTTCGGAGCGTTCATAGAGGCGGTAACTTCCCGTAGCGCAGTTGTTCGGCTTCATGCTCTTCGAGCGAGGGCTCTCTGTTGCACTCGCAGCCCATCGGAATCGGCGAATGGCCGGCGTCCCAAGGTGAGTGATCGATACGGTCACCGCAGCCACAGCAATCAGGGTCGATCTCTCGACCGCAGCCCTCACAGCGCGGCCGAGGCACACTGCTGGTGTGACAGTGCTTCTCAGCCACGCGGGTTCTCCTTCCAGTAGTCGATGCGCCGCTGCATGTCGTCGGCGTCGTTGTCCCTCAGCACGTTCGTGTATTCCTTCCAGAGCTTGTCGATGAACGACAGCAGGAAGTCGCAATCGTGGTGGCTGTTCAGCCATGCTGGATTTGCGTGCGTGGGCCTGGCGCTACGTTGGGCGCGCCGAATCTGATCGACGCGGGCCAGATCGCGGTCGAAATCGTCGCTCATGCGACCACCTCGACGCAGATGTCTTCCGCGATCGCGCGGGCCTCGCGAAGCGCTTCCTCGCGGCTATCGAACCCGTCCCATGCCGCGCCACGTGGCAGGCCGCCACCGACGATCATCCACTGCTGATTACCGTTGACCCACTCAACGCGCAGTGAGCATCCGTCTTCTACTGAGCGCGTCACGACGGAGCCCATTCTTGTTTGGTGGCTGAGCAGTTGGCGCAGCCGAAAAAGTCTAGGCGCGCTCGGACGGTGCTGCCCGGCCCCGTGCTTTTGTCGGCGTACTTGAAACCGCGGGCCCGCCAAGCGTGCGGCCCTTGGCAGTATCGGTGCGCCTCACAGGCAGGGAGGCCAACATGGTCTTTGCCTGCTACCGGCTGCGCGCACTGCTGCATCGTCGCCGTGTCGACGGTCGCGCACTGAGCCGCGCTCTTTTCCTGACCCGTGAGCCTGCTCATGATGTGAGCGCCTCACGCACGAGCTGAGCCGCGCGCGCACTCTTGCCGCCGATATGCCAGTCGCTGAACTCGTTGGCGCGCATCTGCTCGGGCGTCGGGCAATCATCGCCGTCGCCATAGAGTGAGCTGGCCTTGTAGTCGTATATCGAGGCCACCGTGCCGTCAGCGAAGGTGATTCGCCACTCGAATGCGACCTTGTAGCCATCAGCCTCTCCGGGCTCCCCGAAGACGGCTACGACCCGGCTGAAAGGAATGTTCATATGCCCCTGAAGATGCGTCCCAACGAGATCGGCGTGGCCGACCATGAACGGCATGGAGCTTTTGTTCTCTTCTCTGGTGACTGTCTGAGTGCCCATCCTGCCGCTCCCTTTTGGCTGGTTTGTCAGCCCGTGGAGCGGAGTCTATGGACAATTCATCCATGGCGTCAAGGATTTTAAATCCAAATGTGACGCAAGCCAGAGAGCCGATTTACGGCTCCCGGCAAGTCAATCAGTTACGAAGGATCGGTGCCTGTGGCGGCGCGAGGAGAGGAGAGTGCGCGCGCAGCGGAGGGTCCGTTGAAAAGCCAGTCAGCGTTTATTCCGGTAAGCTGGCAGAAGCGAGGAACAAGGTGGTGCGGCAGCATCGTCCGTGTTTCGTAGCGGTAGTACGTTCCCTCTGGAATGCCCAAGGCGTGCGCCATCGCCTTGTAATCCTCTGAGAAGAGCTCACGAGCGGTCCTGACGCGTCGGAAGAACGCGCTTCGGTATGTCGCTGGTGTTGATGGAATACCTGGCCTGCCCACGACACGTATTTTCCGGGGTAGCTCCGGAAGTGTCAGTTGTAGGTTGGTCCAAGCTTGCATGGATTTATCGTCCATGATTAACTCGCGAAATGCGAGCGCTTCAGGACATATCACAGATTTGGGGTTCCCAGGCCGCGATGGCCCGGGATCTCGGCCTTCCACATCAACGAGTTGCGAAGTGGTTCCAGCGCGGGCGAATTCCGCCTGAGTCGTGGAACCTGGTGATTTCGCGCGCGCGGCAGAAGCGCGTCTTGATTTCTCACGCCTTGCTGAATCGGTTGAACGCCCCGCGGGATACGACCGTACCCGGCCGGGCCAATTGATGACGATGCCCATGCTCGATCTCTCCGTGAAAACTGACACGAGACAGCCCGTGCCCATCCTTGGCATAGCGCAGTCCTTCCGGGAGAGGTTTCAGGGGGCCTCAGTCGGCGCGCGTTGTTCTAGTCCGGCCGAAAACGTAGCACGCGATGCAGTGCGCTGCGCATCCTTTTGGCGCAGCACGCGGACAGGCAAGACCTCACGGAATTCAGTAGCACTGCATGGTGCGGCGCATTTATCTCATGCCGTGAGCGAAAGCGCTTTTCTCGGTACCAATGACGCCAACGTCTGGCCCCGGACACACAGCAGGAGCAAGTTGTGATCCGCGCGCCCGCGTATTTATTGCTCGCGCTGTGCGCGCCCTGCGCAGCTCAGACGCTCACCGTCACGCCGAGCACGACAGATGGCACGCAGTCCACGCTCGTGCAGTGGACCGTACCTGGGGCGACAGCGTGTAACGCAAGCGGCCCGTGGACTGGCCCTCGCACACCGAGCGGCACGAACGCCTATGCGCCGAAGGCAACTTCCGAATTTGCACTGACATGCGACCAGCCCGGCACCTTGCCTGTGAGCTGGGAGCGATCACCCGACGACGATGGCTCGGTGAGCTATCACGTCTACGCAGGCGCTACCGCGGCCAGCATGACGATGCGCGCGACAGTGACGGGCCTTTCCACCACGTTGACGGATCTGCCGCCAGGAACGCTCTACGTGGGCGTGACGGCATTCAAGCCGGACGAAGAATCCGCGATGTCGCCCACCGCAAGCGCTCCTGTCACGAAGGGCTCGATCACGTTGAAAGCGCTGCTGACTGTCATCCAGAAACTGAGGCCACCACCGGTTGTGGTGCTGGGGAAGAAGCCTTGACCGACCAGACCCGCGACCTCGAACTGCCGCCCAAGGCTCATCGACTCCGACCGCAGCCCCTTGCGCGCTGTGATGCGTGTGAACGGCTAGCGGTGCCGGGTCAATTTTTGTGTTCGGCCTGCGTGACGCCTGAGCTGATGGGGATGCCCTGATGGCCGGGTATACCCCGGTTTTCTCGTCAATCTTCGACGGCACGCTGCACGGGAAGTGGCCGCAGACCGGCGTCTGGCTTGCGCTGCTCGCGATGACGGATCGTCACGGCTGCATCGATCGCACGCCTCAAGCCATCGCATCCGACGTGGGCATTTCAGCCGAGGAGCTTCTTGTCTGTATCGGGGAATTTTGCAAACCCGACCCGATGAGTCGCACGCAGGAATGTGAGGGGCGACGGCTTGTTCTCATTGACCCGGCTCGCTCATGGGGCTGGCGTGTCGTCAACCACTCGCGGTACCGAGAGAAGGCAAGGCTTCAGGCGAGGGACAGTTCGCGAACAGAAAGCGGCGCGGATGCAAGTCGCAAGCGTACTGAACGAGAGTCCCCCGATGTCCCCCGGTCTCCCCCGCGCTCCCCCTCTCCAGACTCAGACTCAGACTCAGACGCAAACAAAGAAAAGAACAAGAAGCCAGATAGGCGCACTTCGCGCGCCGTCGACGAGCCGGCGGAGTTTGTTTTGGTCCGTCAGGAGTACCCGAAGCGCGCGGGCGGTCAGCGGTGGGGAGATGCGTTGAAGTTCTTCCAGCGCCGTGTGCGCGAGGGGGAGAAGGTCGAGGTGATCGTTGAGGGTGTGAAGCGTTATGCCGCCTACGCACGCGCCACGGGCCTTGAGCGCACCGAGAAGGTTCAGCAGGCCGCGACCTTCCTTGGCGACAACCGCGGCTATCTCGAGCTTTGGCAACCGCCGCCGCGCGCCATGTCAGCGGTCGAGCGGATTCAATCACGAATGCGAAACGGAGCGAGCGATGAACGGGTCGTCAGCGAACAGGGTGGAGCAAGTCTGGAGCCGTCTCGCCGGCTGCTTCGGTGAAGGGCTGTCGCGCAAGTTCGGGGATGATCCGCCAGCGGAATGGCGCTCCGTAATCGCTGAGCTGAACGATTACCAGCTTGCGCAGGGTATGCGCCGGCTAAAGCACAGCGGCAAGCCACATCCGCCCTCGTTGCCAGAGTTCGTGAAACTCTGCCGCACGGTTGGTCATGCGGATGACGTGTCGGACGTGAGGGTGCCGACTGATCAGCAGTTGCTTCCTGGTCCGTCGATGGATCGCTGGCAGCTCGCCGGCAACCGCCGGCTGCTTGGCCATATCACGCGCCGCATTCCGAAAGACCCGCGGTGCTATCACGGCGGCGAGGGACACGCGGCAAACATCCACACGCTTGTCGCGATGAAAAATCGCTGGGTCGAGCTCATGCAGGACGCGGCTACTGTCGATGGCGTGCCGCCCGACGAGCAGAACCAGAGCTGGCGTGTATGCATGGCGCAGGCGGAGGAAATCATCGCAGCGGGGCATGCTGCGTGAAACCCATATTCTTCGACGGCGAACGCGAGCTGGCAAAACGCTGCGGCATCGAGAACATCTACGCGGGCGATACGACGACTGCCTCACGCCGCGAGCGTGTGCGGGCCAAGGTGATGGAGCTCGACCCGGTGATTGCGTGGCGCGGCCCGACTGGCAAACCAGAGACGTACGCCGAAGCGTTTGCGCGGATCTACGGCGAGGCTCCGTGACGTGCGCCGCCGTACCCACCGTACCGACGAAACGCAGCGAGACATTGTGGCGGCTCTTCGTGCAGGTGGCGTCAAGGTATGGTGCATTGGCCGACCCTGCGATCTTCTGTGCCGAGCCGGGGCACGACTCTTCCTGCTCGATTGCGATGGAGTCACCAAGTACCGCAAGCGCGACAAAGAGCAGCTCGAGAACTTCGAAATCTGGAACGTGCGGATCGTGAAGACGCCGGAGGAGGCGCTTCGTGCCGCCGGGGTGCTTGCATGAGCAAACCCCGCGTGCTCACCGAGACCGACGACGACCTGTGCCGCGATGAGGCGATTCGACGCGTTGAGATGCGCACCAACAAGCAAATTGCGCGGCTGCTGAAAAACAAAGTCACCGCCGAGTACATCGGCAAGCGCATCGCGGTATTCAAGCGCGAATATGAGCGTTCCACGCTTCCACATGGCCCACTTGAGCCGGAGAAAATTTCTTGAAGCAACGCCAACTTATCGAACAAAAGAGCGGGTCGATCCGTGGAACATTGCTCGAAATTGAAATGCTTGCCGATCAAGTCCAGGCAGACGACCGAAAGCGGCTCCTTGAGCCAACAAGGCTCCCAAAGAATCTGCGCGGATTCAAGCGGCGCGCGCCGCCCAACACTGCGTTGCTGAGTCGAATTGCCTTCGAGGCTTTCAAGTCGCGCATGCGGGCCGATGGGCACAACCTTACCGACGAGCAAGCGGCGCGGATGTTTCGCGGAACTGGGTAATGTCCGTACACGGATAAATCAAACCGAATGCGTAACCAGCACAATCGGAGGTCATGAAAGATCGGGTTAATCTCGCCGCACTTTGGATTTTAGGATTCGCGCTGTCGGTTCTCGCCAGCGTCGTTCACGCCGCCCCGAGTTGCTACCCGCTTCCCGGCAACACCAAGGCGTCAGGCTTCGACCAGACGCTCCTGCCCAGCAACCCCATCGTCTGGCTCGGTATCGACGGTCAGCGCGCAAGCTTCGTGGTGAGCTGGTTCTGTGACGAGCAGTACCAGTGGCACGGGTATTACTTTTACGGCTACCGCTCCCAGCTTGTGCCGACCTGGCAAACGATTCTGGGCTCAGCTCCCACGCTTACGAAAACCGCCGCGGACAGCCTGTGGACGGCGAACGTCACGGCCCCTGACCCAACGCTTGAGACCATCGCCAAACGCCAGCTAGCCGCCTCCTGGCCGCCTGACATCCGCTGGCTCGTGAAGGCGAACGGCACCCAGCCGAGCCGGCCTGTGTTTCGACTGAACGCGAACGGCACTCGAAACCCCACGGCCACGAACAACGAGCGGGCGAAAGTCGGCGAGGTGTGCTCATGCGCATTGAAGGCCATCGAGGAACCGGTGAGCGGGAGCGACAGCGTTCAAACGTACTGCGCGGTGGACAGCCTCGACAACATCGCCACGCCCTATCCGGACCCGCTTGTGGGCCGCGTCAGCCTGTGCGCCCGCGAGTGACGTTCTGGGTGCATACGAGCTTCGGCAGCTACCCGATTCGCGGCGGCTATCGGGCGCTGCAGATCGCTGAAGACGGACGGCTCAAGCAAGCTCCAAGGGTGACCTGATGAAACTGCGTGACCTTCTGAAACCCAAGAAGCCCGGGAAGAAGTGCTGATGAGCGCTAACCGCCTGTTTCTCGTGTGCTCGCATCACCCGACGCTGGACGCCGCTCTGTGTCTGGCAGAACGCCCCGGCAACGATGCGCAGTACATCGCCGCGAGCATGAAGCGCGCGGATGACTGGTTCGCGAAGCATCAGGGCTGTGGGCGAGGCTGCGACCACTACCAACTGGCGTTTCACAGGCCCCAGGAATGGGACCAGCCCATACCCGCTGAGCACACGCCCGCCGGCGCCGTGCGATTGGTCCTCGCAGGCAGCCACTGATGGGCACGCCCCTGGTCACCGGCAGCTTGCGCATGATGGGTGATCGCATCCTGCTGAAGCCCCTCGAGTGGGACGCGAGCAAGATCATCATCGCCGTACGCCACGGACGTGCCGTAAGGGGCGAAGTGATCGCAGTAGGCCCGGGCTGCTACCCGAAGAAGTACAAGGCCGGTCCCAAGGGCCCGCGCAGCCTCATGGACTACAGCAAGCGCTTCCAGCGCACAGAGCTCAAGCCCGGCGACATCGTGGAGCTCGGTGGCCTCAACGTCTTTGACGGCCAGGGCTACATGTTCCCGGAAGTCCTGATCGGCACCGAGCGACACATCATCGTGCAGGAAGCGGATGTTGCGGTCGTACGGGATGACCTGAAGGCAGCATGAGTGGCCGTCCCAGCGATTACACGCAAGAGCTAGCCGACCGCATCTGTGCGCGGCTAGCCGAAGGAGAGTCGTTGCGCACCGTGTGCCTCGCAGACGACATGCCCTGTAAGTCCACAGTATTCAACTGGATGCGGACCCACCCAATGTTCCTGGACCAATACGCGCGCGCCAAGGAGGAGTCAGCGGATGCGTTCGTGGAGGACATGCTCGACATTGCAGATGATGGCTCCAACGACTGGATGGAGCAGAAGGACAAGGACGGCGAGGCCATCGGCTGGCGTGAGAATGGCGAGGCGATTCAACGCTCTCGCCTGCGCGTTGATACCCGCAAGTGGATCGCGAGCAAGCTGAAGCCGAAGAAGTACGGCGAGAAGATCGAGACCACGCATCAAGGGCCCGGGGGCGGTCCGATCATGATCAGCAGCACGGATGCCGAGCTTTAAGCTCACTCCGAAGCAGGAAGAGGCCAATCGCCTGCTTGCCTCGGCCGCTCAGCACATCATGCTGTTCGGTGGCTCCAGGAGCGGCAAGACGTTCCTGATCGTGCGCGCGATCTGTGTGCGGGCACTGAAGGCGCCGAGCAGCCGTCACGTCTCCCTGCGCTTCAGGCTTGGCCACATCAAGTCGAGCATCGTGATGGACACCTTCCCGAAGGTGATGAAGCTGTGCTTTCCGCAGACACAGTACGAGCTCAATAAGTCGGACCTGTACGCAACATTTCCGAACGGCTCCGAGTACTGGTTCGGCGGCCTCGACGACAAGGAGCGTACCGAGAAGATCCTCGGCAACGAGTACGCAACGCTGCACCTGAACGAGTGCAGCCAGATCCCGTTCGGCTCACGCAACACCGCGATGACGCGTTTGGCGCAACTGGTGCATCAGATGGAGCTGGCCCAGCAGGCAACGAAGGCGCTCACCGACTCGCGTCCGTTGCCGCTGAAGATGTACTACGACGAGAACCCGCCGGATAAGGGCCATTGGACGTACAAGCTCTTCAAGCTGAAGGTTGATCCCGAGAGCAAGGCAGCGCTGCCCAATCCCGAGCGTTACGCCTGCATGCAGCTCAATCCCGAGGACAACCTGCCGAATCTCGGCGCTGAGTACATCGAGACGCTCAAGGGCCTGCCTGCGCGCCTGCAGAAGCGCTTCCTGAAGGGTGAGTTCCGTGAGACCGCGCCCAATGCGCTGTTCGTGGATGAAACCCTCGACCGCTGGCGTGTCACAGATGAAGATTTGCCCGAGATGCTGAGGGTGGTGGTGGCGGTTGATCCCTCTGGCGCCGACGACACCGACAACCAGGACAACGATGAGATCGGCATCGTCGTGTGCGGCCTGGGCATGGATGGCAACGGGTATGTGCTCGAAGACCTGACCTGCAAGGCAGGTCCGGCGGTGTGGGGCCGCGTCGCCACGCAGGCTTACGAGCGTCACCGCGCGAACACCATCGTGGCCGAAGTGAATTTCGGGGGCGCGATGGTGAAGAGCGTCATTCACGCTGCGCGCCCGCGCACGCCGTTCAAGGCTGTCACCGCCAGTCGCGGCAAGGTGATTCGCGCTGAGCCCATATCGAGCCTGTGTGAGACCGGACGCGTTCGCCTTGTGGGCTACCACCAGCAGCTGGAGGAGGAACTCTACGGGTTCACGACGCACGGGTTCATGGGCGAGAGCAGTCCAAACCGGGCGGACGCGATGGTGTGGGGCATGTCGGATCTATTCCCGGACATCGTGAAGCCGGCGAAGGAAGAGCAGCAGCCGAAGCCATCGCGCCGGCCGCACGCGAGCAATCAGAGCTGGATGGGTTGACTTTCGATTGCGCCGCGAATTGCCGAGGATTAGAGTACGTCCGCTTCCCCGTGGTGAATGGGTCAATTCACAGGTTTCTGGTTCTCGCGTGTCGGTTCACCGATTCGCATCCAGTCATGAAACCTGTGAGATCTGAATGGCCTTCACTCTGCCTGACGAACCCGCCGATCTTGCGCAAGTCCTGCGCGATGCGGAAGCACAAGCTCCCAAGCACCTCAAGCCGCTGCTGATTCAGGCCGCGTCGTTCATCGATGACGTTCGTCGCGTCGCTCCCGAGCTTGCCCAGACACTGGAACTCGCCGCGGAGCTGCGCGCAGGCCAGATGGACAGCCAGTCGCGCGCGGATGAGGTCGCACGCGAAGTGCGCCTGAGCATGCAGAGCGTGGCAGCGAGGCTGCGCGAGCTATCGTGATCGACGCGGACGACAAGCCCGCCGAGACCGATGAGGAGATTTTCCTCGAGGCCGCGGCTCGCCTGAAGATCTGTGAGGATGCCGAAGGGCAGAACCGCATCGAGGGTTTGAACGCCCTGCAGTTCCGCGACGGTAACCAGTGGGACGAGGAGATTGCAAAGTCCCGCACGATCGAGCAGCGCCCAGCGCTCACGATCAACCACACGAATACGTTCTGTCGTCGTGTGGAGAATCAGCTTCGCCAGCAACGGCCGCGCATCAAGTGCCACCCGGTTGGCGATGGTGCGGACATCGACACCGCCGCAACCGTCAACGGCCTCATCCGCCACATCGAGACGCTGAGCAATGCCTCCGTGGCCTACGACACAGGCGTCATCAGCGCGGTGAACATCGGCTGGGGCTACTGGCGCATCGTCGGGGACTACATCGATGAGAAGAGCTTCGAGCAGGAACTGAAGATCCTGCCGATTCGTAACACCTTCACGGTGTACATGGACCCCGCGGCGGTGATGCCGGCTGGTGAGGATCAGCGCTGGTGCTTGGTCAGCGAGACAATGACGCGCGAGGAGTACAAGCGCCGCTATCCCAAGGCCGACAACTGCGAGTGGCAGTCGGATGCGCCGGGCGATATGAGCCTGATGTGGGAGAGCAAGACCCACCTGCGCCTCGCGGAATACTTCCGCATTCACGAGGTTCCGGACGAGCTGTATCGCATGAGCGATGGTTCGGTGAGGCTGAAGTCCGAACTCACCTCGAAGCCCATTCTCCAGGCCATGCAGCTCACCATTGTTGCCAAACGGGCGACGACACGTCGAGTAGTGCAGTGGTTCCGCCTCAACGGCAAGAAAGTGGTGGACCACAAGGAGCTGCCCGGCTCGCATATCCCCGTGATCCGCTGCGAGGGCAACGTCCTCGACGTGAATGGGATGGTGAAGCGCAAGGGCATGGTCAAGGACCTGATGGACCCTGCCCGGATGTTCAACTACTGGCGCACGGCACAGACCGAACGCTACGCACTGACTCCCAAAGCCCCGTGGGTTGCGTACGAAGAGACGATCGAAGGGCATCCCGAATGGAATGATGCGAACCAGCGCTCATATTCCGTACTGATTGCCAAGGCAATTGCAGGACCCAACGGAGAGCTGCTGCCGCTGCCCCAGCGCACACAGCCTGCCCAGGTGGAAGCCGGCATGTCGGAGGCCGCGCAGGGCGCCGAGCACGATCTCATGGGCATTGCCGGCATGCCGCAGGAGAACGCGGAGATTTCCTCGCGGGTGGTCTCGGGCAACAAGTACCTGCAGCGCCGGCAAGGCATGGCCGACCTGACCCATTTTCAGTACTACGACAACCAAATGCTGGCCATCATGTGGACCGGCATCCTGTTGCTCGAGCTGATCCCGTTCTACTACGACACCGCGCGCATGCAGCGGATCATCGGGGATGACGGCGTGCCGAAGATGGTCGGCATCAACCAGCCAGGCGAAGAGCAGGACGAACAGGGGAATGCCGTCCAGCGCGTGAAGAACGACCTGACCGTGGGTCGCTACGACGTGGTGATGGATACCGGGCCTGGCTACCAGACCAAGCGCGAAGAGAGCGCTGAGGCGATGACCGAGCTACTCGGTACGCCTCTGGGTGAGCTGATCGTGAAGACCGGCGCCGACATCGTTCTGCGCAATATGGACTTCCCCGGGGCAGACGAACTCGCGGACCGTGCGCTTGCGACCAATCCTGCCGGCATGGAGAAGGCGCTCGAGGGTCTGCCCAAGCAGGCGCAGACGATCATCGGCGCGATGAAGCAGCAGCTCGACCAGGCGCAGCAAACCATTCAGCAGCAGGCGCTGGAGCTCAAGTACTCCGGCGACATCAAGCGAATGCAGGACGAAGGCCAGACCCGCCGCACGCTCATGACCGTCACCGGAAAAGCGCACGACACCGAGCGCAAAGCAGACAGCGACGATCTCAACAGCGCGCGCGACTTCGAAGGCTGGCAGAGCGAAGTGGACAAGAACGTGCGCGCCAAGGTCGCCGTGGCCCACATCCAGGGCGCCACTTCTCGCGATGTCGCTGAGATCAACGTGGCGGGCTCATTGCTGAATACGCATGTGGAGGCGGCCCACGAAGCAAAAGCCGCAGACCGCGCCATCAAGGCCGGTGAGACCGATCGCAAACCCAATGGCGGCTCGTCCGCAGGATGATGTATGCAAGTTGTGACCTCTGAGAACTTCCAGCAGCTCGTTGAAACCGGAAAGGTGGACGAGTTCAAGGCGCCCACCGAAGCAATCGCCAAGGCGGCTGACGCGGCCGTGGTCGTTGACACGCAGCCGCGTGGTGAGGATGGCAAGTTCGTTGCGAAGGACGCAGAGGTCAAGGCTGACAAGGTTGATGAGGCGGCGAAGGCCGCAGACGATGAGGATGAAGATGCGGACCTTCCCGAGCGAGTGCGCAAGCAGATCGGGAAGAAACACCGAGCGATGAAAGAGGCTGAAGAGTTCGCCCGTAGCACGTACAGCGATCTCACAGCAGAGCGACAGCGGGCAGAAGCCCTCGAGCGCGAACTGAACGCGCTCAAAGGCACGAAGTCACAGGCCCAACCTGAGAAGGACTCGAAAGAGCCCAATCAGGACGACTTCAAAACGGTTGGAGAGTACGCAGAAGCACTGGCTGAGTATCTGGTCGATAAGAAGTTCGCAGCACGCGAAGCGAAGCAGGAGCAGGACCGACGCGAGCAGGCCGCAAGGTCCGCTCAGGATGCGTTGAACCAGCGCATTGCCGCGACGGTGAAGGAACTTCCCGACTATGCCGAAGTGATCAGCGAATCGGATCTCGACATGCCACCGCACATCGCGGTGTACATCGCTGAGAGCCCGATCGGTCCAAAGATCGGCTACCACTTTTGCAAGAACCCTGCGGACTTCGACCGGATCAACAAGCTGTCGCCGATTCGGGCCATCGCCGAGCTCGGCAAATTGGAAGACCGCCTGGACAAGAAGCCCGATGCGAAAGCCGACAAGGCCGATGCCGGGACTGTCGTGGCCGTCTCCCGCGCTCCCTCACCGATCACGCCCCTGAATGGCACTGCGACGCCGGTCACCAAAGACCCCTCGCAGATGACCCTGCAGGAGCTGAAAACCTATGAAGCCAACAAGCGCGCTTCACGGGCTGCGGTGAGGTAACACACCTCATCCGGAGTTCATTGTGAGTAACACACTGCTGAATACGAGCTATATCGTCAACACGGGGCTGCTCGTCCTCGACAACATGCTGGTTTTCGCCGATGGCGTGGAGAAGAAATACTCCGACGAGTTCGCCATCAAGGAAGCCAAGATCGGCGCGACGGTCAACATCCGTCGTCCTCCCCGCTACCTCGGTACGTTCGGCCCTGCGCTGAATATCGAGGACACGAACGAGACGTTCCTCCCGGTCTCGCTCAACAACCAGTTCCACGTCGATGTGCAGTTCACGACCGCAGACCTGCTGCTGTCGATGGACCTTTTCAAGACGCGCGTGCTGAATCCGATGATTCAGACGGTGGCGAACCGTATCGACTCGGATGGCCTCTTTGCGGCCCTCCAGTTGACCGGCCAGAGTGTCGGTACCCCGGGTGTTGCCCCGGCCTCCTTCCTCACCTTCGCGCAGGCGAATGCGATTCTCGACATGGAGGCATGTCCCGCCGATGACATGCGTCGGTGCGTGCTCGATCCTCTCTCAGCTGCGGCGGCAGTGGATGGCGTCAAGGGCCTGTTCAATCCCCAGGCGCAGCTCGGCGATTACGTTCGCCGCGGCTTCATCGCGAAGAACTTCGCCGGCCTCAACTGGTATCGCGATCAGAACGTAGTCGCGTTCACCACCGGCGCACAGGGCGGCACGCCGCTGCTCACGGCAAACACCGGTGGCGCATTCCTCACCACCGGCTGGGCCAACAGCGGCTTCATCCAGACGAACGGCTGGACGGCCACCACGGGCGTCGTAAAGGTCGGCGACATCATCCAGATCGCGGGTGTGTTCCCGGCGAATCCGCAGAGCCGTACCCAGTACGGCAACAGCCTCAAGCAGTTTGTGGTTCTGCCTCCGGGGGGCTATGTACCAAACCCTGTTGGCTCGGCAACCCCGGGTCCGTCATTCGCAGCAGCCACACTCACGAGCGGCACGTTCAACGCCGCAACGGGTGTGTACACCTCAGGTGGCGGTGCGGGCGCGCTGTCGATCCTCATCGGCGAGTGCGTCATCACGGGCGGTCAGTTCGTGAACGCAGTGACAACGGCGGCCTTCACGGCCACCTCAGCCATCACGGTCAACGGTGCTGCCGCAGGTGTGAACGCGAACAAGGTCTCCCCGCAGGGCATCGTCTATCACAAGACGGCGTTTGCTCTTGCGTCGGCGGATCTGCCGCTTCCTCGAGGAGTCGAGTCCGCTGCGCGTGCGAACGATGCCGACATCGGCATGAGCATGCGCATGGTCACGGCCTACACCATCAACAACGACGCGATGCCCACCCGCTGTGACGTTCTGTACGGCTGGGCTGGCCTGTATCGCAACATGGCCGTCCGCGTGGCCGGTTAAGGAGCAACGAATATGCCTTCAGTGAATCCGGGTCCCGCGTCGATCAGCACGGTCAACACGCAGAGCCCTTACAGCCCCGAAGTCACCATCCAGACCATCGCGGTGAGCCTCACCCCGTTGTCGGTGGCGACCATCACCACCGCCGAACAGTCCTTTGGACTGAACGGTGTCTCTCAGGTCACCGCGGCCACCGGTATCAAAGCCGGGGATGTGATCATCGGCGTCAACCCTCCGGGCATGACGACCGGTGTCATCGTGGGTGCGGCGCGCGTCGATCCTGCGATTGATGACAAGTTCTTCCTGGAGTTTGTCAATCCCACGGCCGGTGCGGTGGTGCCTCTCACGGGGCTCTACCTGCTGACCGTTGCGCGCTTCAACCAGAGCACGCGCCCGCCGGGCAGCACGACCTACGCGTTCGCGCCAACAGCCGTCGTCTGACCCTGACATCGCCCCGGTTGTGAGCCGGGGCCCTTCTTTGGAGATCCGCACATGCCTGGTTCAAGCACACTTCCGCGCGGCAACATCGCCAACATCCTTCTGTTGCAAGCCACCCTCACGCCGAGCATCGTCAACACGATCACGGCGCCCGAGCAGACTTTCACCGTGAATGGCCTGCTCGTGGGTGACTTCGTGCAGGTTCAGAAGCCCACCGCGCAAGCGGGTCTGGGTATCGCTGGCTCTCGTGTGACCGCAGCGAACACGCTCGGCATCACGTTCGTGAATCCGACCGCTGGCAACATCACCCCGACCGCGGGCGAAATCTATCTCATCAAGGTTGTCCGTCCGGAGAATCCGGGCACGCAGCCGATCTCAGTCGCGTGATGCCATGGCAGCAGGCATCCGCAAACTCACGACAGCGAACAGCACCAACCTCACCAAGCTGAAGGAAGGCCAGGCGACGCTGAAGGGGATTGCTGCGCTCAACACGACCGCGGCAGCGATCTTCCTGAAGTTCTACTGGTTCATCCCAACCAATTCGGCCGCGCTGCCAACGGTTGGCACCACTGTGCCGGATATCACCATCGAGCTTCCCGCGCTCGGCACGACGACGGGTAACGTGCTGCAGTCGTGGCCGGACGGCGTGAGCAAGGCGGGCGAGCTCTATCTCGCCGTGACGAACCTTGCCGCCGACTCGGATGCGACGGTGGTGGCGGCCGGTAGCGGCATCATCAGCGTGTTCTACGAGTAATGCCCACGACCGCAAATGACCTGATCCTGGGGGCGTTGAAGCGCATCAACGCCTATTCGCCCGGAGAAACGCTTGCGAATGACGATGCGATCGACGCCCTCGACACGCTGAATGAGCTGCTCGACTCCTGGAGCACGGATCAGGCAAGCGTCTACGCCAGCGATGAAGACATCCTGACGTTCGTCGCGGGCCAGTATCAGTACACGATCGGCAACTATGCCGCCGCAGCTCCTTTCCCCGGCATCGTCACGGCACTCTCCGCAACGATCACGGGCGCCACGGTTCCTGCCGATCTCATCGCGCGGGCTGACCTCACGGGCTCGGGCATTCCTGCCGGTACGACGGTGGTCTCCACGAACCCGGGTGCCGGAACGGTGCTCATGTCGGCGCCCGCGACGCTGACGCCGGGTATTCAGCAGATCTCCTACACGATCCCTGGAGACTTCAAGGTCACGCGGCCCTTGCGCGTTACGGACTCATTCACGCGGATCTCAACCGCCGGCACGAGTGGCCTCGACTATCCGATTCAGGTGGTGGACCAAAAGCAATACAACGCGATTGGCTACAAGGGCATCTCCGCGCCCTGGCCCATTGCGGTTTGGTACAACCCCACCTATCCGCTGGGCAACCTCTACTTCTATCAGAATCCTTCCGGGGCGGGTCAGTTGCACCTGTTTGCTGACAGGGTGCTCACGAACTTTGCCACGCTCACGCAACAGGCTTCAGTCCCTCAGGGCTATGTGCGCTGGATAAAGTGGGCGCTCGCCAAAGAGCTTGCCCCGGAGTACGGCAAGGCGTGGTCGCAGACGATGGAGACCAACTGGAAGGCTGCGCAGACGGCCGTCAAGTCGCTCAACGCAGTTCCCACGCCGGTCAGCAACTACGACGGGATTCTCGTCGGCCCTCGCTATGACGCCGGCTGGATTCTGAACGGCGGCTTCCGATGAGCTACTCCGGCGGCGACTTTGGGTTTGTAGGCCAGGCGTATGATGCGCCCGACCCGTACCAGGATGCGCAGAAGCTCATCAACTGGTATCCGGAAGTCTCGCAGGACGACAAGAGCAAGACGCCTGTGGCGCTGCTTGGGTGTCCGGGCCTGAATGTCGTGTTTGACTTCAGCGTCACGACGGACGGGATTGCCATCCCGAACACCGGTGGTGTGAGGGGCTGCTGGGTATTGCCCGGTGGAGTGGATGCGCTGTGGGTGGTTGGACAGACCGTTCTGCGTACACGAATGACAGTCCCCGCCACGCAGACCAGCATCGCGCAATTTTCCATCAGCTTCGTCGGAACGCTGCTCACCAACAGCGGACCGGTGAGCATTGCCGATAACGGCTATGCCAGTGCAACTCCCACGGCGTGCATCGTTGATGGTGCGTACGGCTATTACTACGACCTCACCACCTCCGTCCTTACGCAGATTGTGGCGGCAGGCTTCCTCGGCGCAGATCGAGTGGACTTCATCGACGGATGGTTCCTGTTTACTCAGCCCGGAACCCAGAAGCTCTACACCACAGGTCCCACGCCTTACGCGCTGACGTTTCCTGGGGCTTTCTTCGCACAGAAGGACACCTCGAGCGACAACATCGTCACGCACATGGCGCAGAACCGCGAGTGGTGGATCATCGGTGAGCGCACCTCGGAAGTCTGGTATGACGCGGGCGGGGCGAACTTCGCTTTTTCTCGCATTCCCGGCGTCGCCCCGCAGATTGGCTGTTCTGCCAAGCATTCCATCGCGCGCCTGGGCTCATCCCTTGTATGGCTGGGCCGGTCTGAGCGTGGCCAGAACGTCGTCATTCAGACTGACCAGTACAGCTACAAGGACATCTCCACCCGCGCGATCGAGCACCAGATTTCGCAATATCCGCTGGTGTCGGATGCGGTTGGGTTCACGTACGAGGAAGAGGGGCACCTCTTCTACATGCTCACGTTCCCGACCGCCGACAGGACGTGGGTCTATGACGTGTCGTCGGGGATGTGGCACGAACGGGCTTCCTACGATCCTGCAACGGGCGTGTTCCACCGCCACAAGTCCAGTTGCTTCTGCAACTACCAGAACATTCGGATGGTGGGGGACTTCCAGTCGCAGCTTGGCTACCAGATGAGCCGCAGCTACTACGCTGATGGCGGCACCAATCCGGAGCTTGCGACGCCTCTGATTGCTTTGCGGCGCTGTCCGCACCTGTGGAGCAAGGAAAATCGAGAGCGGCTGTTCCATTCGTCACTTCAGGTGCAGTTCGCGCCGGGCGTGGGACTTCAGACCGGGCAGGGCGTGAATCCTCAAGCCATGATGCGGTTCAGTGATGATGCGGGAACAAGCTTCGGCACGATTCGCACAACGACCATTGGCGCTGCAGGCCGGTACAAGAACCGCGCGATGTGGCGCCGACTTGGGCAGGCCCGTGACCGTGTGTACGAGGTCAGCATCTCGGACCCGGTGAAGCGCGATGTGGTCGGCGCAACCCTGTACGCCGAAGCCACCGAGCAGGCCGCCTGATGGCGACGCAATTCAACTCGCTGCCCAACTTCGGTGTGCCGCTGCAGAAGCAGGGCATCACCGGGAAAGACTGGTACTTGTACTGGGCGAATCTCTTCAACGGGCTTCCGCCCGGCAACGAATCCGCCCTCACGATCGGAGCATCTCCCTATACCTACGTCGCAGGGGTGAAAGGCTCGCTGATCGTGAGCGGCGGAACTGTCTCGGCCATTGCGTTCTCGCGTGATGGCGCGACGTTCTACTCCACCGGTCAGACCGCTGGCATGTTCCCGCTCAATGCGCGCGACAGCCTGCGCATCACCTACACCGTGCTTCCCACCGTGACGTTCGTCCCCTCATGAGCGCCGTCATGGACATCGAGGTGCTGCAGAACGGCGCGGTCGTTGAATCGAGCGAGCTCGACCACGCGCAGCAGATTGCCTTCATCGCACAGGAGCTTGCGAAGCTTCCGCAGAAGCCAGCGCCGGTCACGCATCGCTTCGCGCCGGGCGTGTATCTGCGCGAAATCTTCATGTCGGCCGATTCGGTCGTGATCGGCCGTATCCACAAAACCGAGCACTTCAACATTCTGCTGAAGGGCGCGTGCCTGATCGTGCACGACGATGGGCGACGCGAAGAGCTGCGTGCGCCGATGACGTTCGTCTCCAAGGCGGGCGTGCAGAAAGTGCTGTACGTGCTCGAAGACGCCATCTGGCAGACCGTGCATCCCACTGATGAGACCGATGCAGACAAGCTCGATCACATGCTGGTGGAGCCGGTG